GAGATCCTATTAGATCTCTCTCAGCAGTCGTTAGTCTTGGCGGTAAGAATCCTTTAGCAGTACTAAAGAGCTCTAAGACAGCCGAACTATCAGGTTTCTTTTGAGTTGAGCCAATGGTCATAGGCCCTTTTTTAGTGGAGTACCCGTAAGTATTGGCCACTAAAATAAACAGTAAAAGTATCAGTAAGTTTTTCATATATCTCCCAGCTCCTAAGGTAGTATTGTTATTGGAAATTCTTTCGCTTGCCAAGCGACATAGTTTTCATTTGGATCAAACGCTCCAGCTAAAGCATCCGTAGTATATTGAAGTTGTACCTCAGGCCCAGTCTGATCTAAGCTTAAAGTAAACCCATCCATCTCTAAAGTTTCTTCTAGGACAAAAGTTTCTTTCCTAGAGATTTTCCAAACTCCAGCTACATATTGGAGTACAACCCCAAAAGAAGAAAACCTCTCGGCCCCTCTTCTTACATATAGCTCAATATTTACTAGCTCGGTTCCGTTAGAATTAAATAGGAGAGCATCTCCATTATCAGCCGATAAGTCTAAAGGCCCTACGTTATTTCCAATCTTTTGAGATCCAGAGTAAAGACCGTAAGTATCTCCAAAGTTTTGTTTAAGTAGATTAATCTCAGCCAAATTATTAGCAATCGCTAGTGCATTTGCATTTACACTATTTATAATTGGATTGATATAAGCGAGTATTTGTACAGCTAGAGCTTGAGCAAATCTTAAAGGAGTCATACCTTTAGTATTATTAACTCCGGCCTCAGCCTCAGCCTGAGAAGCAATTTCAGAGAAGATGCCATCAGCACCTTGAGCTCCATTGGCTCCATCATTACCATCATTCCCAGCGATACCTTGAAGACCTTGTGGGCCTTGAGGCCCTGTCTCACCTTGCTCCCCTTGGTTAAAGAGCTCAAGATATCCAGCCATAATATCAGCTGAAATGATAACTCCATCGGAAGTAAAGTCTTGAGTGGCCTTATAGTACCTCTCTCCACCAGTATCGAAAATAAGTTGGCCTTCAACATACTCAGTATTGGGCTCCCAATCAACGAGGATTGAGGGGGATGTCTCCGCAGCTGGTGCAGCAGCCGGAACCTCAATCTCTTGTACCATTTGAACAATTCTGTCCAACTGATCTTCATTAGCATTGTCTACCAAATCAGTGGGCTGTACTTTTGGAGTTTCTCTCTTTATTTTAATTTCCACTCCAATGGCTGGAGCTGGAATTATAACTACTGCTGTAGGAGCTAAAGCATTATCAAAGACTATGGCCGTTGGCACATCATCCAAGTAAAGTTTAATATCAGGAATGTCCACAAACTCAAACGTGATGGGGAAGTTTGTAACTGCCCCAGCTTGAACATAAACGCTTTCAGTATTAGTAGTTGTTATCATAATTTATCCTTATTCGATTGTTATCCTTCTCGATCTTCTTTCGATCTCCCCTCTCCTAGAGTCTATCGCATGAGCCCTATATCTTCTATTAGTTCTTTTAAACTCTTCTCTAGCCGCTTTCTTATACCCATCGATAGTTGACTTAAAAGCCCCGATTAGAATATCTTTTTGTCTTTGTGTTTGAACTCTTTCCAGAGGATTATTTTTAACTATTCTCTGAAGGGCTGTAGCAAGTGGCGGCATCCCTCTTGGATTTGAAGTCATTATAGTAAGTTCAGCATACTCATCAGAGTTTAGTTTAAAACTCTGAGCTGGAGGGAGTCCTTGTATTGACATAGTTTTAGATGGAAGAGTGAATCTTAAATTATTCATCCTAGTAAGGTCTGTCTTTAATCCTGTCCTAGTTATCAATTTAGTCATGTACTCTCTAACTTCACTATTCTCTTTGCTGGATCCAAAGTAAGTAAAAGGTGTTAGCCCTACTTTCCCGTGCTCCATTTTCTCTCCAGTTATAAAGCTGTACTTAGTTGGCACTGAGTAACTAGCTGCTGGCATGGTATTGAGAACTTCATTTCTAAATCTAAGCCATTGACCGTGAAGCCCTGTCTCAGTAGTCGTTACATCTCTCTTATAAGGATCAGTAATATTTCTAAGTTCTCCTACAGCTGTAGCTCCTACAACTGGAATAGTCTTTACTGCAAAATCTTTAATGAGCTGAGATCTAGCTGCTTGGGATTTTACGTTATCATCTCCAAAAGAGTTTAGAACATTTTGAAGAGAGTCCAGAGTTGTATCGTAAGGCCCACTCGCAAAGTACATTAAAAGAGAAGTTGTCATAACATTTAATCTCTTCTCATCCTCTACAGATCCATCACTATGTTGACTCTTCATATCTCTGATCATATCTGTGGCAGCAATTAAAGGCTCTAAGAGACTACCTCTAACTCCTATTTGATCTCCTCCAATTTGAAGATGGTACTCTTTATTCCCTAAGGCTCCAAACATTTGAGAATCTCTACCGTCTCTAGGGCCTCCCCCTGTAATGATTCCGCTATCTCTTAACTCCCAAATAACTTTGGAGGCTGTCATAACCATACCAAAATTAGCGAGGGCTTTTCTCTTTTGCTCTGGAGATCCTTTGGTAATGGCCTTATAAGCATTAAGCCCACTTACTACAGGATTTAACTCTAGGGCCATGTCCAGCCCAGTTAATGTAGGCTTAGGAAATGGAGCTGAGAATCTAAGCCATGGAGTTTTTGATATGGCCATATATGATTTAGAGAAACTAAGGCTCAACTTTTCAGACTCAAGAAACCGATTAAGATTTTCTAGGTCTGCTGTATCTGAGTTCATTGTAATTCTATCGGAGTATCTCTTAGCACCGTCGGCTAGTGTTGGGCTGTTTTGTAAGTTGTCTTTATACCACTTACCGAGCTTCCCCATATCTCCACCAACTTCATCGTACTTTTTAATAACCTCTTCAACTCTCATACCATGGCTAGAAAATAAGTCCGACAACTCTATGGCTGATCCGTCTACTCCCTCTCCAGTTTTAAAAGCCGACACTAAATTTTTTATTCTAGTCTCATCAGCCAGTAAGTCAGTCACTAGGGTATTGGCTTCTCTATTTACATAGTAAGCTCTATTGAATGTAGATATAAGTTGATCTGATCCAGCGATAGTTCGTTGGCCCAAAGACATTATAGATTGGTATAGAGTTCTCTTATCTGTATCTCCCAGCTCATCAATAGCAAATTTAGCTAGAGAGTTCATGTCCTTACCTTGGAAAGCATGTCTAGCATTTTGTAGTGCCAGAGCTGCATTTTCAGTTACAGCATCTTTCATAGATCGGATAGCTGTTCCAACCTTTACGGGCTTCCCTACGAGAGGAGATATAACTTCTCCGATGGTATCCCTAACTACTAGTGTAGGAGAAATGACTCCACCTTCCACCATGTTTCTAACGATACCCGACATACCTGTAACTAGATTGGCCTTTCTAATATTGTGTAAGTTAGCTTCAATATTTATATTATTTAGTTTACCTATGAGGCCCTTTCCTCCTAAGTAATTTCCAAGCTCTTGAGCTCTAAAATCTCTATCAGATAAAACTTTCTCAGCATACTCTAAGTACTCCGTGGATTCTCCTACTAAGTTATTAGTTTTCTTGTAATCCTCTAAAAGTCTGGCTGTATCTGAGATACCCGTGGACTTAACTTTCTTAGCTCTTTGTAATGCTTGACCAGCTAAAGATCCTGAAACCTTTTGTTGGGCCTCTACATTTCTAAGAAGTTCTTGAAGTCTTTGGCGTACCATAAGATCCTCAGGCTTACCTTCTCCTCTGGCCATCTTCCCATAGATTGATCCGAGGTCTTGCTCTATGTTTAGCTTTTGAGTATCTAAAACAGCATCAGCTTTCATGAGCTCTTGTCTTAGGTTATCCAGAAAATTAGGATCTGACATGATGGCACTAGCATCCTCTACATTAGCTTTCCCTAAAAGTTCAAGCTGCTTGGAGGTGGACTTATTGAATTTGAAAACTCTTTTAGCTTCATTCAAAAATATTTTAGTTTCTTCTTTGGAGATCGGTCTATTTGATGCCATCTTCTCAAAGATTCTTTTAGCATCAGGAGATTGAGTTTCAACTATGGATTGCTCCAGTTTGTTATACTTATCCATGTGCTTATTAAGATATTTCTCGTCAACTTTTCTAAGATTCCCTTCAAAGTCTGTGATAGTTTTCCTAGCTTCTTTTTGCTTGGCCTTTGCTTCATCGAAAATCTTACCCACTGTTTCTTCAGTAACCTCTTCACCTTTTGAAACTTTCTTGGCTATCTCTTTCTCTACAATAGTGTCTACTTCAACACCATCATTAACTCTATTGATTCCAGCCTTTATATGTTTAGAAGCTCTCCAATATTTGAAGAGATGTCCCATGGCATCGAAAGCCGTTTCAGCAGCTCCACCTAAGACAGCTCCCTCTCCGGCATGTCTGAATCTATTTTTCAGTCTTTCAAAACTGTCCTCTTCTTTTTTGATGTGGTCATTCATGTACTCTCTACCAGCAGCAGCCAGCTCAGGATCTATCTTCTCGATGCCCATCATAACTTGAGCATCTACATCTAAAAGAGTGTCTCTATCTTTAGGATCAAACTGCTCTCGGATCATATCGTAGATTCCAGTTACAGCTCCAGTATCCTCATCTCCAGCAGTGGAAGATACAAACTCTTCAGCTCCAGCTACAGCAGCCCCTTTAGCAATTTTGGCCCCTGTACTACCTGACTGAACAGCCTTAGCTCCAGCACTTATATTTTCTTTGATTCCAGCAGCCGTGAAATTTCTGAGAGCATTTAATTTCTTCCCACCTTTTACAGCAGTAACTACTCCCTTAGCAGCTCCAATTCCCGAGAGTATTTGTAAAGCTGTAAGCCCTACCTCAGTTACATTGGCTACCATCTCGACACCTTTATTTTTAGGATCGGCTCCCGTGATGTCTAGTATCTCGTCTTTCTTATCTAAAGTCTGATGAAGCTCTTGGATAGTTTTCTTAGGAACAAAATCCCCAATAGCATTATCGATAGAGTCTCCAATATCGAGAGCTAAAGTTCCCCAAGAGGTTACAGCTTTAGAAAGGCCTAGAGCTACACCAGCTCCAGCATTTTTCAAGCCTTGAGCTTCATTATCGTATTTAGGGAAGAATCTAAATTCTTTCTTCCCACCCTCTTTATTGTTATTCGTCTGCGATGACTGGTTTTCTTTCGGCATCTCTGATTATCCTCTCTTTAGTTTCATGATATCTTTTAACTACGGAATCATACTCGCTGGCTTGTCTGATCAAAGAGTCTGCTTGTTCTTCAATAGCTCCTCCAGACAGCCAAGTAATTCCTCCCCATCCTTTCTCTATTTCCTTAATTAGTCTTTCTCTTTCAACTCTCTGCTTTTCAGGATTATTAAAATCTCCAATGTTGGTTACGATCTTAGTTAAATCCCTAGAGATCTGAGGAGTATCTGGATCGGCATTTCCTATTTTAGTGTGAGTGTTTACAAACTCTTTTTTAACTTCCAACTCTGCAAGCTGGAGAGAAAACTCTTCAGCATATCCTTTCTCTTTATATTTAGCTAAGTGATTTTGGAATGAGTCGTGGAACTCGGAAGGCTGGAACTCATAAGACTTCTTATAATTTCTATCGAACTTCTTAGAGAAAGCACTTTCAAATCGGCCTTTTCTTTCTATGGCCCTTTGAATAGTCTTTCCTAAAGTCTTGTATAGTTCAGGGTTAGCTCCTACTGATACTTGAAACTCTCCCGCTTTATCTACGATAGCATCTAGCATGTTAGGATCTTCCGTTTCAGCTACCATCCTGTCCAGCCTAGAGGTCATTGCGATAGCAGCTCGAGTATTAAATTTTTGATACTGAGTAACTACAGTAGGATCTATGTACTGTCTGCTAGAGTCGTCTTCAAATATTTTCTTGAGCTCTATGGCTTTCTCAGTGTCAGACATATCAGGGTTGTTGGAGATATCGTTAGCCTTTTTACGGACTTCTCCCAACATTAATTTTTTAATGGTACTCTGTCTTTTTCTTTCGAGTTCGAGATTATCATTCTTTTTCTCTAGTCTTCTAAGCTCCTCAGACTCCATCATGTCGCCTACTTTGGCTTGCATCTCTGGAGATGAGAACTCTTCAGATAGAAAGTTCTTCATGGCTTGAGGGAAGTTGTCATTCTTAACTAAAGATTTTATACGGCTATATCTTAAGGTATCTGTGATCTCTTGCTTTCTACTCTCATACTCAGCCTCACCTAATAGGCCTAAGTCTCTCTTAGCATCCAGATCGTCCATAGCTTTAGCTCGGATATTTATAAACTCTTTATCCCCCATCCCATCTGGAGTTAGGTCTTGAGTCTCTAATACGTGAAGGGCCAAAGACTTGTCCGACTCTTCTTTCGCTATTTGTTTGATCTCAGCATTTTCAGCTCTAGCATCGTAAGCATAATTTTTTCTAATATTATATGATGTTGTATCGTTAAACTTATCTCTAACTTTTCTATGGCCAATTTTATCAGACAGGATATTTCTTTTCTCTTGAATCCTCTGGGCCTTCCAAGATGCAAATCCAGTTACCTTTCCACCACTCTGCTTTAAGTACTGCTCTTTGAGCTTTCCACCTTCATCCGATATAAACTCTTGAAGTTCAAACTCAGCATCCCTAGCAGTATTTTGGGCCTCCTGAGAAACTTTAAGATCTACAATATCTCCAACGGTTTTTACAATTCCTTGAAGCTGCTTAGTTCCAGACTCGATAGCTCTAGCCTCAGCCTCACCAGAACCTAGAATATTGGCTACGCTAACATTCTCATTTACTTTACTAGATTTTAATTTTGGTATATTTGCCATATTTTATTACCTCGAAAAATCACTCATATCTTCAGCTATTCTAGGGTTGACTTGGGACTTTCCCATAAATGCTGGTAAGGCTTGCAGCCCACCAGTAAGAATCCCAGCCCCTAGGCTGAATTGTCCTTGGGCATCCAAACTCTTGGCCTCAGACTCTAAACTCTTAGCTCCAGCTATTATTTGATTGGCCTTAAATTTGGCCTCACTGTGACTAACAAAATCATTAAAAATTACTTGGGCCTCTGTATCAGCTAGAACTTGGAGAGCCGATCCACTTGTTACGTCCACTCCAGAACTAACAAACCCTGTTATTTGCTGGGCTTTAAATTCCTCAGCATCTACGGCTGCTTTAAATCTATTGATTCGATTCATCTCGAGAAGACGTTTTGCTTGCTTCCTTTGAAGTCTAGCCTGTCTTCTCCTAGCCTTAGCTCTCGCTTTGGCTGCCTTAGACGCTCCAAATCCTCCAATAATACTGGAGGCTGCTGAAGCTATTGCCATAGTTTCTAGTACTGCCATTACTCAAACCTCGCATAAAGATAAGCATCTTGCTTCTCTTCCGTGTAGTATTTTACAACTCCCTCAAACTCGAATCCGAGGGACTCAGCCCATTTCATGTTCCGCTTGTCCACGTACATCTCGAGTCTATGGAGATTATATTCTGGGATACAAAAAGCCAGTAGCTCTTTAGTCATTCCTTGAAATTCTTCCTTGTAGTCACCGATATGGATCGATCCGTACATGAAGGCCTCGGCCACTCCCTCATGTTTATAGAGAAGACCGAAAAGGCCTAGAACAGTATCTCCAGCAAAAACCGTAACCATTGGCATAGTAAGGAGATTCTCTGGCTCCACTTTCTTCCAATTAGGATCTCGACACTCAAAGTTAGTCAAATGTCTTAGCTCGAATGTCTTAACATCAACGGTCATTTGTTTGTCCTCTGGCTACAACGCCAAGAATGGTTAATGGATAAGCTCCATCAGCTGCAATTTTTATCTTAGCTCCATCTTCTCGAGGGCCCTGAGGAAAGTCAAGAGGGAATGTCCCAGTCTTTAACTCAGATATTAGATCTTTAACTGGATCTTGTTTACCTAGAGGATGTCCAGCTCTTACTCCCCGAGATCTATAAACTAAAACTTGGAGTCTATCTATTCTCTGAGTAAGGCCTAAACTAGTCCCAAACTGCCCACCAGCATTGAGATCGTTAGTTTCTACATAGGATTCATAGGGAATCCCAGCCACTAAAAATTTGGCACTATTCTTTGTGGCCGTAACCGTTCCACCAGCTACAGTGGCCACACTATCAAACTCTCCATCAACGTAGATATGTACCTCTTCTCCCTCTAAATGATCCATATTAATAGTGTCATTAACTCCCACTAAAACTTTAGAGGAATCAAGGAAATTAGGGATATCGTCTACATTATCCAGAACATCAGATAAGAAGTCCTTTCCAATTTTTTCTACGTGAAGTCTTCTCTCCCCATCAATGAATCTCTCGAGTAACATCCAGATCTCATCGACATCTCCATTCTGGGATGGAATGGCCACAGCACCATGAACTTTGGCCCCTAAAGGGAATCTGTGCCAAGCCATAACTCCATTGGCTGGAGAATATGTAAACCCTATAAGCTCATCATTTGATGTAACCGCTAGGACAATATTTCTAGTAGTACAGTATTCTAATACTCTAAACTGTTTATCGGCTGCTGGATCTCCAAAAGTATTCACATCTACAATATGATCAGCATGGAGAGTCAGATCGTTAGAAAGGAAAGATCCATTCCTCTCAGAGAATTTAAAGTTATAAGCTGATCTACCATCTCGGAGGATATAGACAACTTCATCATCAGCTCTTACAGGCATGATAGGAGATCCACCTCTAGTAGTCTGTCTCCTAAAGGCCACTGACGTAGCCGAAAGAGCTTTATTCCCTCCAGATACCACATACTCAGCTCCAAGAGTTCCCATCATAAGGGCCTGTCCAGAGGATAACCACTGGATAGCATTGATCTCATTTGATGATGGCCTGAAACTTACTGGATCCGTTTCAAGATTTACGGCTCCAAAAATATCTACAACCTTGTCTTTATCTGGAATATTGACAGGTACAAAGTTATTTAACTTAGTTACATCGGTTCCAGCTCCATCTTGAGTGAAACGAGTCCCTAGCATAACGAATATGTTCCCAGTACGGGAAGTTCTAATAGTATCAACTTCTTTCTTAGTTCCCCCAAAGACAGCTCGTTGCTCAAAAAAGCAGCAAGATCTAGGAAAACCTTGAACATCATCCCAAGCCGACTCCGACCAATTGTCTGTAGCTGCGAACGCAGCGGGTGCTGTGGTAGCCACATTATCAGGAAATGGCCCATCGAAAGCATCGATAGTAAAATCTGATGTGTGGAATCTGGACGTAATTGCTAAACATACGTAAGGCGAGTTTTCGAGAGGGTTGCCCGAGGGCGGCTGTGGATAATCTACATCAACTACAACAAAGTCTATAGTTTTAATTGCGGCTCCGACAAGAGCTTCTATTTTAAAAGTAGAACCTAATTTGGCATCTGTAAATATTGGTTTCTTGCTTTCTAGTTTGTAGACATCATAAAGGTTTACATCTCCAAAAGTAACTGCTGGGCCCCCTGACGGTGCGATGTCAATTCTATGAGTCTCAATGAAAGTACCTTTAATAGTAGTGTCCGTGGTATTCGGAGTGAGAAAAGGAACTCTCATAATATTAGTGTAGAAGTGTTTCGTTTGATCCACTCCAAAGAAAGTTTTCAATCTAAATAAGTGGAACCATTCCACCTCAAACTCGTCCTCATCAGTCCTAGCAATAACTATAGGAGGAATCTCTCCAGACTCATGAGTAAGGAGCATAATATCCCCAGACTGAGCATAGTGAAAGCCTCTAGCATCAGCTCCGGCTAATTTGAATTGGCCCTTATAAAAAGGAGCATAGTAAAATAAACTATTATTTATAGCTGAGACATCAGTATAAGTTGAGATATTGTTCCACTCAGTCCCGAGATCCCCCGAAACATTGGCATTTGTCCCATCGTTCTTAGTTACCACTATGAAGTTGGAAGCTGGCATGTTGTGGAATAGTGTATTATCATCTCCCTTCCCTAGTACATTTGTCCTATTAAGAACGCTGGCTGGAGCTGGTATCAGGTTAGATGGGTGGAGAGTGATATGGTAAGCTTCTCTTTTTGAAAATATAAAAGGTATTGATCGGGCCTTTCCATCACCTTGAAGAGGATTAGGCTCAAAAATTCTATGGATATACTCGAGGCCCTTTCTACGATTAACCCCTCCCTGTTTCATAGGGAACATATTTACAACTCTCTCACAAGAGCTGTTATATTCTTCAACTTCAGTACGAGCCGACATCTTAGGAGAAAACTCTCCAGATTTAAAGCTATTAACTAAGTCGTTAAATTTTGACATTAATACCTCTCGTAAGTTGAAGGGTAGTCGGACTCTGCAAAGTGAGCATCCAAAAATTGATTTGAATGAGCAGTATCTAAGTAGTCCTCTTGGGCATCTGTGGCCGCTGCATCTAATGTGAAACTTTTAGCTTTCTTCTCCATTGACTCCCCTAAAGATACAGATTGTACCAGAGGATAAGCCCATTCAGCAGCCAGCCTATAAGCTAAGGCCTCGCTAAATTTAGAAGTAAAAGTGGCTGGATTGTGGTTTCTCCACACGTATAATAGATTGGCCTCACTCACATTACTTGTGATTAAAAAGCCAGATTCTATTTTGTAAGGATAATTATTAAGTAATCGGATTGGCCTTTCCATATCAGCTGGAAGAACAAATTTACTCCCTCCTCCTATGGCTGGAGTTGGATCTAGTGCAAGAGCTTGTCTCTTAATTGCAAAGTTCCAGTAGTGATCATAAAGGAGAGCATCTAAAATAACGTAGAAAGTTCGATTGGCCAACCGTCCCGCTTTGCTCTCTTCAGATAAAGATGCGATAGGCTCGACACCTATTTTCGAGAGGGCTGAATTAACTATTCCTACTACGCTTCCCATAATGTACTCCTTGCACCTATAAAGCCCCAGACTAGCTGAGGCTTTTTAGTTTAATATCGACTTGGGAGAAGATACAAACATCCCACCCTCGAAAGAGTGGGAGGGGGTTATAATTATTCTACTGAAAGAATTACAAAACCTTCGATCTTCCCAGCGGCATTAACAGAGGCCTCGGTACATTCGATCATTAAGTAATCATTACCTTCAGTAATGTAACCAATGTCGTTTGAGTCCTTGTCGGCTCTTTCTAAAACATCTTGTCCACCAGCATCCGCTACAGGGATAAGGCTGTCAGAGTCCTCAGCACCGTCTTTGCTAAGTCCCATTGAAACGATACCCGTAGCACCTAAACTAGGTAACTTAATGATAGCATCTACAATAAGAGCGTTTTTAGGAAGTTTCAATCCGTAGATCTTATCTCCAAGAGCTAAAACAGCTGCAAGAGTAAACTCGATCTTCATAATTCTAAGCTTCCCGTAGTTTTCATACGACGGAGTTTTTTTAGCAAAATCTGCTGCATCCGTACTTAATCTATCTTGATAGTTCATAGTATCTCCTACTATAGCTGAGGCTTATCAAACCTCAGCCAGATAAAAATTAATTATTATTTTTGCTTACAAAGAATTTCTACTACTTTAACCTCTTCCATTCTTACAGCACCAACTGAGTGTCTTACGTAAACAAGAGTAGAGAATCTCTTAGTATCCATTTCCTTAACTCTAGCGAACTGCTCCTCTCCAATTGATGAAAGCATTCCGTCTTTTTGCCAAGCAAAACATCTTCTCCAGTTCTCACCAGCACCACCTGAATAAGTACCGCCAGCATTGAAAGTTCCATCAGCTTCCCACTCGATAGAAGTTGGATCTAATACAAATGGAAGTCTTTCACTTCTTACAAACTCAAATCCCATAAAGGTATTGATTTGACCTGTAGTAAGGGCCTTAACTGAAGCATAGTCAGAAGACGTAGCTTTAGTTCTGTTAAGTAATGCTTGCTTCTGAGAACTTGACCAAGCTAAAAATCTCATTTCCTCTTCAACATCAGCATTATCAAATTTCTCTTGGATCTTTGTTAATGTGTATACGTTGAAGTTTTCAGGATCTCCAGAGAGATCGTCTTTAACACAAACAACTTTTTGGCTGTCTGGGAAAATTACTGGAACATCCCCGTCCTCACCAGTCATGGCCGTACCAAGAGCTGCTGTGATGAAGATATCATCTTTCTTATGGTTAAGAGCTTCAACGGCTCTAATTGCATAAGCGTTTGTAGGTTCGATCAGAGTTCTAATCTGATCCATTTTATCTACAAGCGTACCAAAGTCAGCATCTTTCAATGTAACTTGTCTACGGCTATGAGGAACATCAAGGATCGGAGTATCACCATGTCTATTGGTAATATCTACAGCCTCAACACCACCTAACTGCTCGTAGTGATCCACTTTACTATTTTGAGATTCCATACGAGCTTTATAAAAAAGTCTCGCTTCTTTCTGCTGAGATAACATATAAATGTTTGATTTAAACCCCTCAACGTGAGCTACTGTTATTGTAAACATTTTATCCTCCACGGATTTTTAGTTAATAATAATTTCCAAAAATTTTCGATTGATTGTCTCTAACGAGGTCTATCTGATAGGAGTTGTTAGAGGTCTGAGAAGATTGTCTCGCCCCTATCTTGAGTATATGATGTAAGAAAATTTATAGTGTGTCAAATAAAAAGAGGGAGAGCCGCACGATCAGGTTAAGCTCTCCCCTATTATGGAGATTGAGGTGAGTGATTACCTCAAACTTTAAGCGTGTAAGTTTAACTTACGAGAAGCTGCAACCTCATTGAGTTTATGAAGCCTTTTCTGGTGGAAAACATAACTAGGGTTTGTCTTGTCACCTTTCATAAGAACTGCATAAGATTCTCTGTACTGGGCCTTGATTTGTTCAACATTGTCCAGAGTTTCTCCTCCTCCACCATCGAGAGTTTTATCGTCGAGAATTTTCTTCCCTACAGTATTGAGCATCTTGATAACAGCTGGATCCGTGAGAAGTCCCGCTTTTTGATAGGCCGCTTGCTCCTCTTCACTGAAAACTTTTTTGAAAGCTGTCTCAGCAATCTTGGCCTCTTTATCAAAATTGTCTCCCCAGTCTCCTTTGAGTTTGGCCACTTCAGCTTCATAGGCCTTGTCAGCCTCAGCATCAGATCCCTCAGCCATCTCAGCTTGGGCCTTTGCATAGTAACTAAAAAGAGCCTCAGCCTGTTTTGGAAGAACTCCAGCTTTGTGGGCCTCTTCTAAGAATCCTTTATTTATTGGATCCTCTGCGTTAAATCCGTCGATATTGAGCTTATAGTCCTCTGGTTTCTCAGGACGGCCCAATTGATTATATATTTTATCCCACTCCTCTGGAGTAGTGGCATCTGAAGGTTTAAGAATTTTATCGGCCCCTACTAATTTCTGGGCGTGGATATTGGAAAGAAGTACTTTCCCTAGATCAAAATTCCCTGATTCCTTATCAAGAAACTTCATAATAGTTGGATTGTCGTGGTATTCCTTTGGAAAGTTCTCAGGGTAATTTACCTGTGGCCCATCCGCTGGGGGTGTGTCAGCTGGAGGTGTATCAGCCGGAGGAGTATCCGCTGGAGGTGTATCAGCCGGAGGAGTATCCGCTGGAGGTGCTCCCCCGCCTCCCCCAATAAGGTCAGCTCTATTCATAATTCTCTTAAATTCTCTTATCATTATTCTTCTCCCTCATCGTCGTAATTATCCGATGTAAATAATTTTAGGACATTGGTATAGTCCATCTCTAAAGTGTTAAAAATTGCAATGATTACAGCACGTTGGCCCTCTTTAAAAGCTAATTTCTGAGGATTTAGTTCGGGGGCTGGGCTAAACAGATTGGCATTTTTGGCCATGTCTAAAAGAACAGATCTTCCCTGTTCTCCTTTAAAAACGGCCTTATAGTTTCTAACTACCTGTGCGGCCTCTTTTGCTTCCTTTGAAGGATTGTCGTTCATATCTTCTCCCAAGTCGATATTAATGCTTATACAGTTTGTCCAGCTTTACTCTCTATATCCGCTTCAATGCTTTCTTTCTCCAGCTCTTGAGCTTCAGCAGCAGCTTGAGAATCGGCCTCTCTCTTGTCGTCAATCTCCTCTTTATTCCTAAAGATAGAAGCATCTATTCCGTCCAATTGAGCTGTGAGAGACAGGGCCTCATCAAAATTGATTGGATCAAGGATAGATGGATTTTGGAGAGTTGTCGAGAGATTTACGGCCTGAGCTATAAAATTTTGAACATTTCTACTTTCATTAGACTTTTGAGCCTTAGCGATCTGAGATCTATAGAAAACTTTAAGAGCCAGATCTTCAAGTTCCTCAGGGATATCCTCTGGAACTTTCTTCTCAGCAATCATAACTTCCATGATTCTCCCGATCATAGGCTCGAGATATTCACTATGTAGCCTACCGAGAATAGGTGATAGTAGTCTTAAGTTCTCGTCATTACGGATATTTACCTCAAGCTCAGTCATTCTATCTGATCCACCTAACTGGAGTTGATCGATAAAAAATCCTTGCTTGATAGTTGATCTAACTTGATTAATGATCTCAAGGCCAATATCTGGACGGGCTCCTGATTGAAGAGGAGAAATTGTTTCTTGCATCCCTTGACGTACAGCAGTAATCCCACCAGCGGCTAGATTCATTCTACCTAAAACAGAGTCATGAGATACTAGCATCGGAGGATCAATAGCTTTTTGAGCTCCTCTGATTGTGGCCTTCATCATCTGGTTAAGCATTTTAATATCTGGGAGAGTCTTCATAGTAGGAGATCTACCATAAGTCTCATTCCCTAATTTTGTCCATCTAGCTACAATCCACGGATTCTTATCGAAACCATCTTCTTTGAGCATTATTTTATGTTCTTTCCAAATATGGTAAGAGGCAAAAGGTTTGTTCAACTTATCAACTTTCCCTTTAAGTCTATTCTTTCTCGGGGTTACCATGTGGATAACTTCAATTTTATCTCCGGCCTTTCTATTTTTTAGCTGCTGAAGTTTGTCCTCAGGGATATTTTCTTCTCCATATTTCTCGATGAGCTGCTCAGCTGACATCTTAATTATTCGAGAAACAGTATCAACGATACCTTTATGATTCTCTCTAACGTACAATTCAAATATGGCTACAGTTAAGAACCTTAAGATATCATCTTCATCCTCATCAATGTACATGGCCCCTGTCCCAAGTGTGGCCAATTCCATATAAAACTCATGAGCTTCAGTTTGAAAATTTGTATTGTTTAAAACATCGTGAACTCTAGTAACAAGTTTCTTGATGTACTTTCTAACTCTCGTTTTCCGATCAGTTTCAGTAACCCCAGTAGAAAGGCCAAACCATTCTACACTTGGATTGGTGAGCATGGAGTGAAGTGCTGAGGAAAGTAACTCAATAAAGTGTTGAGCTGAAGAGTCGTAAAGCCGTTGGCCTCTCTTCTCTCCAGTAGTATTATTGTAGATTCTATTCTTGTGGGGAGCTCCATATCTTAAAGCATCCTCCCAATGATCAGTCCAGTTAGACCTCTCGGCTACCATCTCATCGTGTAATTTACATACCTTTACAGGATCACTCATATCTACCTATCTGTTAAAATTAATTGTTTTCTACCTTGTATTTGCTCTTGTCGGACAAGGCTCGATTGCCTTTGTCTGAATCTAGTAACAAGAGTTTTTAATTGATCTTGAGTTACATCAGCAAAGAAAGCTTTCCTTTCCTCTTCATGTTTTTGTCTTCTCTCCTCTAGTCGCTTTCTATCGGCCAACTTTTGAGAGTCTGTTCTTTTATCATCTCTAAATG